CCCCATATGCCAAAGCGGAAGTAATGAGACAAGCAATAAATCAGTGAATATGGCTGGAAGCCTTGATTTTATTGGGTTTGCTTGTCTCATTTAACCCGATTAAAGTGTGTTTTTTGATTTTGCCGTTTTTTCGCGAATTTCGCGGTTTGTTCTTTGAGCTCGAAAATTTCTCACGACTTGTGAGAAATTTTTATTTATGCGAATTGGCTTTTTTGAGCCGTTAAAGGCGTTTTGAATTTTTCTTGAAAATTGGGGTGCGGACATTTGGTGCGGACATGTTTTTGTGGTTTGTCGCTTTTTGTGAGACAAAAAAAGAGGCAGGATTTTAGATCCTGCCTTAAATTTTTGCGGGTGGTGGAATTTGTTCTACAAGCCTGCCGTTTCATTGGTCCAGAGCGGTTTCAGTATCTTATTCCAGATAAAGCCCCAAATGAAGCCGCCGCACCAGAGTAGCGGGGCAACCAACAGGCATAAGCAAGCGATTATAATCAGGAGCGTCATATTTCACCTCCGCGTTATACCTTTAATATAGGTTCTTTTTGGTCGTGTGGAACATTATTTTCCGCTTTTTTCTTCTGGAGTATGGCGGAGAACTCTTCGATGGTGGGCACCTGGAGTGTTCCTTTGCCGTAGGGGTTCGGGGAGCGCATCTGCGGGCAGCCGGTGCCGAGTTTCTTGCTGGTGGCGTAGTGCTTGACCATTTCGCGGACTTCGAAGGCGTTGAAGGGGTATTCCAGGCGGTCGAAGCCGTAGAACTGGAGCACGGTGCCGATGTGCGGATCGTGGAAAACGAGCTTTTCTTTCTGCTTGGCGAGTTCAGCCGTTTTCTTGAGCAGCATGGGGAGCAATAGTTCGAGCTGGCTGTCGGTTTCGGCCTGTTCGGGGGTCTTCTGCGTGCCCTGGAAGTCCTTCCAGTTCCTGAGTGCGGCATGCCAGTCGGAGAGCGGGAGCCCGGATTTCATCTTCCAGCCGGTCATGGCGTAGTAGTTGTAGAAGCGCCTTGCGCAGTCTGCGGACTTGCCGAGCTTCGCGGCATACTCGACGGCTTCGTCTTCGCTTGCGGGGCGGTTGCCCACGTTCGTGCGGGTGTTCTTCCCGGAGCGCTTGACGGACACGACACAGTAGTCGTCCTTGATGCCCAGGGAGTCTTCGGAGTGCATGATGTAGGTGATGCGCACGGTAAGGCTGCGGCCTGTTTCGTTGCCGCCGTCGGTCTCGAAGAGCACCAGACGGTCGCCTGCGCTGTAGAGCCTGTCAACCTTGTGGATGACAAAGGTCAAGTCGCCGTTCATGAGCGCTTCAAAGTTCCTTTTTTTGACTTTCATGACGTATTCCATGGTGTTTACCTCACGAATTGCCAGCTTTGCGGGGCCCTTTTGATGTGCAAATCTTCGGGATAGAGCCAATCGGGACCGTATTCATCGACGCCGCAAATCTCCCAACCGTAGAGCTTACCCCTGCCTTTTGCCTTGTATTTCTCGATTTCATCGAGAGAAACGCACGAATTTTCGACAATTTTGGGCGTTATTTCGGTGATTTCGTGGCAAAAATTCACGTATATGACGCTTGTGATACTTTTAAGGTCGGTGTCGTAGAGGTAAACCTTCAAGCCGTCGCCGTCCAATGCTTTCGGGGCTGTCTTGCGGAGTTCCAGAGTCTTTTCGCCGCTGTAGATCATTTCTGCCCACTTGTGGTGGATGCTCATCAGGATTTCTATCATCTTTCGACTCCTTTACAGTAGCGCGTTGACCTTGGCGGCGATTTCGAACATGCGTTCTTCCAGGTACTGGCCTGGGCAGGCCTTATTCGCGAACCACTTGTGGAGCGTCATGTTCTGGACGGGTTCGCCCTTGTCATCCAGCTTGCCGACAAGGTTCTTGTCGTGGAACCAGCGGAGCTTCTGGATGCCGTTACGCTTGCAGATGTCGGCGACCAGGTAGATGAGGCTTGAAATGGCCTCGGCGGTCACGGCATACGGTGCGGTGTCGTCGCTCGATACCTCGATGGTGACGGCGCGGTTGTCGTTGGCAGCGTTGCTACTGCACCAGCTGCGGTCGGCTTCATCGACATAGAGCGCGATGTGGCCCAGGTCGTCGATGCCGTAGTTGCTGGATGCCATGCGGCCCTTGGCGGAGAAGAGCTTTCCGAGCGCACGCACGTTGATGTGACCTGCGGTGCAGTGGATGGTGATGGTGTCTATCTTGTGGTTCCGGGGTGTTGTCCTGTTCGGGCTTATCTCGGTGTGCGATACTAGCGGGCTGTTCATTTCGACTCCTATAGTGAGGTTGCAACCATGTAGAGCACTGTTATTGCGAGTGCAACAAAGGCGACGCAGTAGGCCGCCTTTGCCGTGGTCTTTATGACCTTGATTATGCCGTTTGCCGTAATCATCTGAATGCGTTTTCAGTGATGGTCCTGCCGTTGAAACGCTTGAGCGTCATGCCGTTCTGGTCGAGCCATTGCAGGCGCACCAGCGTCTTGTTCCGGTTGTAGATGTCGCCCTGGTCCTCTTCCAGGGTGTTGTAGTGGGAACCGGCGAAGAACTTGACGGCGTAATAGACGGCGTTGCGCTTGACAGCGCCCATGCCTGCGTGTTCGAGCATTTCGAGCAGGAGCCGGTCGGCAAGTTTCTTCGAGAGGAAGCCGTGGTAGTTGACATCGTGGATGAGCCACGCGAGCGCGAGCTTGATGTCGCCGATTTTCGGAATGAACGGGTTCACGATGGAAGGGCCGCTGCGGAAGTCGGTGACGTAGCTGGGGCGTATCTGGTAGACCAGCGTGCCGGGGACGCACTTCGCCTGGATCTCGATGCGGAGCGGGTTTCGGATGCTGTACATTTCTTCGCACCTGGAATACTTGTCCCAGGTGGGGACTTCCGGCTTATACGCGAGGTTCACGGTCAACTCCTTGGGGGTGGGTGGTGTCGCAGGCCTTGCAGACCCACTTGTGGCCTTCGAGCTTGCAGTATTTCTTGTGACCGCACCAGCTGCATGTCACGTATTCGTTGTATATTCGGGTGTCTTTCATTTGGCCTCTGTTGTAAAAGGGTTGCCTGCGGATGCTTAGCGGCTGCACCCGCAGGCGTCGTTTGCTGCTTATTGGTCAGCTTTGCCGAGTTTAGGGGAGGTGCGGGGGCTCGAACCCCGCCGTGTCCGGGTCACAACTCCCGGCACGTGGCCAACCGCAACCGCCCGGGGACTACCGCCACGACAATGGCTTAAAACGTGACGGTAATCGTGAGGACTGCCGCCGCTACCCAGTAGACGACCTTGCGCACGTCCATGTCTGTCACTCCGTAGACGAAGGCCGCACAAAGGTCGAGGATGATGAGTACCAGCGGGAAGATTTGTTGTTTGGTCACTAGCCCTTCTCCCACGTTTCGGCAAGGTCTTCCATCGCCTTGTGCGGGGTGGAGCCCACGCCCCGGAGGAGCGGCTTGCCTTGGTTCTGCCTGAGCACGACCGCGTAGCCGAACTGGGAGTCGGCTTCGAGTTCGAGCTGGTCGCGGAAGAGGTCGAGTGTCTTGTAGGTTTCGCTATTTGGCATCTTTCTTTTCCTTCTTTGCGGGGGCTGCGGGGCGCGGCACGTCGTTGAAATTGAGCACGATGACTTCCCAGGTCTCGCCAGCCTCGGTCTTCACCTTCCGCTTGAAGGTGGTGGACTGCTTGGAGGACTTGACGATGATCGACTCTTTCAGCATGCGCATGGCCTTCTTCCATTCGGAATCCTCGATTTCGAGGTTCAGGAGCTTCATGAGCATGGCGGTGTTCACGCGGCCCTGCTTGTCCACGTTGAATGCCTGGGCGATGACCTTGCCGAGGTTGTCGTCGATGCCGTCGAGGCGGCTTGCGATCCACTTGTCCACCAGGGTCTTCACCATCTGGAGGCGTTCGTCGAAGCCGATGTGGTCGTTGATGCGGCGCTCGATGACAAGCGACTTGTCGAAGTTGTAGAGCAGGATGTTTCCCTTCCAGTTCTCGCGGGTGCGGTTCTCCTTCGCGAGTTCTTCGAGGTACTTGTCGATGCTGCCTTCGATTTCGATACGGTGTTCCGCGATTTTCTCGGCGAGCTTCACGACCTTCTTGAAGGTGCGCTCTACAAGGGTGTCGCGCTTCTTGTCTGTCGCGGGAATGTACTGCTCGGGGATGGGGCGTCCCTTCTCGTCGAGCCAGTTCCCGTCTTTGTCTTTTGTTGCCATAGGTTTACCTCTGGTTGTTGTTCTTGTTTCGGTTAAATTCTTCGGGGCTCTGCGCCCCCATGGCCTGTATCGCCTTGATGAGCGTCTTCGCGTCGTCCTTGCAGATCCAGGTGATGACATCGACCCCGGTGAGCCGCTTGCAGAAGGCGTTCAGGGCCTTGCGGCGGTCTTCGGAAGTCTCTGCGCGGCTGACCTGCGCCCACATCGCCTCGATGGCGCGGAGCTGTGCGGGGCTTGCCTTGTGCTTCGCCCTGCCGGAGAGGTGCGCGAACTTGGTGGCCCCCGCGTGGACCTGCGTGCGCAGGCTTGCGATGAGCGAGTTCCGCTGCTGTGTCGAGAGCTGCTTGGAGCTTTCGACCTGGTAGCGGTCGCGCAGCATGTCGCGGTAGGCTTCGTCGTTCATCCCGAGCAGGCGCACAAGGCCGTGGATCTGCCTGTACTGTTCGGCCCTCTTGTCGGCTGGAGTAGTCATCTTGCCCTACCTTGCCACTACGAGCATCTGGGATGCGCTTTCGAGAATTTCGTTGTCGAGCGTGTCGCGGTCGTTGTTGCGCATGAGTTCCTTGCTCCACATTACAAGGTGCGAGAGCAGGCGGAAGTTGCGGCGGCAGATCTGGGCGGCGCGTTCGATGCAGTTGCCTTCGTACTTGGGGAAACGGCTCTCGATGAACGCCTTTACATCGGCGTTATCCAGGAGCTTTGCACGGCACGGTGCGCTGATGCGGCTGTTCAGCTGGGCATAGTGGTTCTTGTCGCCCTGGACGTTCTTTTCGAGGCGCGGCATGCCGCAGAGAGCGATGCCGACGCCCGCCTTGTCGTGGACGCGGCGGATGAGTTCAAGCGCCTTGTAGGGCAGGTGCTCGGCTTCGTCGATGACGATGAGACGGCCCGAGTCCTTGAGTTTGTCAACGACACGCACCAGCTTCTGGTGCAGGTTCCCGCGTTCGTCGAGACCGAGTTCCGCGCAGAGCTCGTCGAAGAGAGCCTTGGCGGTGTAGCCGTGGTCCGCCTCGATGAAGATGATGGAAGGGTGAGCCTTGGCGAATGCCTTGAGCGCGGTGGTCTTGCCGCAGCCCGCGTCGCCCGTGAGCATCCCGCAGATCTGGTGGCTGAGCACCAGCGAGCAGAACTTGTGGATGGTCTTGAAGCACTTGGTCTGCACCAGGCCTTCGTTCTGCTTGATGGTGTCGCGCTGCGCCTCGATTTCGAGGAAGTCCTTCACCTTGTCGCAGATGGAGTCGATGTCGCCGGTGTAGGTGCCCTTGATGAAGTAGCTGAGCGTGGCGGGGCTTATGCCGAGAGACTTGGCGACTTTCGTCTGGGATGCGCCTGTCTTGGCCATGTAGTCGGTGAGTTGCTTGATGATTGCGTCCATATTCTATCCTTTATGGTTGCTGGTTAAAAAGGGGTGCCTCCGGGGGCGGTTTTCAGGGAGACAAGTGTTGTGTTGCGGCAAAGTGTGCCTGCCCCCATCGGCAAATCTTTAGATGAGTCCGTGTTCGGCGAGCCGTTCCTTTACCCGGAAGTAGGTGCGGATTTCGCTTTTCATCAGGCAGGGCGGCATCTTGCCGCCGTTCCTGATGATGCGGAGCGCCTTTTCCACGTTGTTCTTGGCGACGGGCCCTGCCACGGCGTGGTAAATCTTGAGCATGGTGCCTGGGTCGATGTTCTTGTCCATTACATTGCCTCGCTTGTGGTGAGTTCGTCCCAGAGGTCGGTGCTGGGTTTTTCTTCCACGTCGCCGTCGAAGATGTTGTAGATGTCGGCATTACCGACCTTCTTGTCTGCCTTGAGTTCCTGTGCATCCTTGTCGTGGCGCGTGAGGTGCGTGGGGCCCTGCGGCACGAAGATGTCTTGCGGGCCCACGGCGGTGCGCATCGCGCTGATGTATTCCGCCGCCTGCTCCTTCGTCATGTCGGGGCAGATTTCCTTGAGGAGCTTTTCTTCGTGGCGCTTACGGGCGACACCTTCGGCAATCTGCGCCTTGCCCACGGCATCGTCGTCCTTGACCATGGCACCCACGGCGCTCTGCAAGGTGCATTCGCCGATGAGCTTCTTGTTCAGGTCGTAGCACCAGGCGGTGCGCATGTCGTCGGGGTCGTAGCGGAAGATGACCTCGCGGCCCTTCCATACCGGCATCCATTCCGCCCAGTACCAGGTGTCGAGCTGTGCAAGGTGGAAGCCCATGTGCATGATGCGACCCGACACGGTGCGGCTCACCAGCATGGAGAGCGTTTCCTTCGAGACGCGGCGCATGGGTTCGCGCTTGACGATTTCTTCGTTCCAGAGCTGAGAACGCGCTTTGCCGTTGTGGTGCTTTCCCTGGCAAGGGAGCCCGGGGAACACGTTCTGCATGTAGTCCTGCGCCATGTCGTAGAACTCTTCCCAGGTGGCGAAGTCGCCACGCTTGAGCACGCCCTTCAGGGGCTCCGGCTTCTCGACAACTGTGCCGCCCTTGAAGCTGTTGAACAGCCTGTCAAAGCCGTTTTTGATAATCAAGAAGTTGCGTTCAATGATCTTTGCGCGGGCGTTACGCACGATGGCGAAGTGCATCTTGATGCCGAGGCGGCTTGCCATGGATTCGGCATACTGTTCGTCTTCCACGATCTGGTGGCCACGGCTTTGGCCGGAGAAGTCGCGGTTGCGGTATTCGCGACCGTTGTCCACGTAGATTTCTTCCGGGAGCCCGTAGCGCTCGATTCCGTTGCGCATGGCTCGCAGGGTGTTCTCGGTGCCCGGGGCGTCGTGGTGCAGGCACCAGCCCATGGGCATGTAGGTTTTGAAGTCCATGAAGAGCGTGATGTAGCAGGTGGCGGGCTTTTCCTGGCCCTGCACCTTGACGAACACGTCCCACGTGCGGGTATCGCCCACCCATACCTGCCCCGCCTTGAGGTCGGAGTAGTCACGGTCGAGGTGGTAGCCCTTGTTATCGTAGAACTTCTTCTTGCCTTCGCGGGCAAAGTAGATGACATCGGGTGCGAACTCGCTCTTGAGCCTGCGCACGAATGCCGACTTGCTCGGGAAATCGTCTTCGCCCTTGCATTCGCCGCGTTCCTTCGCCTTGCCGAACGCAATCATCCAGCTGGAAAACGCGCTCAGCTTGTTTGCGGTAAGGTAGGCGGTCTTGAAGTCGTCGAACATCGTGTCGGTCACGGTGGACTTCATCGTCTCGCGGTGGTTGATGAGGGCAATCTTGCCGCAGTCCTCGACAGAGGCACGTTGACGGTAGATGCTCTTGATGCTCGTCTTCATTTCGGGGTGGGCCTTGTTCCATTCGTCCACGAAACGCCCGAGCTCCTTCGTGCCCGTGATGCCTTCGCACTTCAGGAGAATTAGCGTCCACTTGTCGAAGTTTTTCTTCGCTCGGGATGTGGCACGGTCGTAACTCCTGATGACGGTCTCGACATCCTCCGAACGGGAGGCGACTTCGACAGCTTCGGGCAGGGTCTCCTGGACATAGCGGTTCGAGGCCTCGGCGGGAAGGCTGCGGACATCGATTTCGAGAACCTTGCGCCCGTCCTTTTCGCTCCAGCGGTAGTTCCACATGGAGACGCTACGGCGAACCTGCCTGTCGGAAATCCCGAGAAGCTCCGCTGCCTTCGTTGAACTAATCCAGATCGGTTTCATTAGCGGCTAGCCCTTCCGATAAGGAATGCACGGACGCGCTTTGCCCTCATGCAGTCACCGCAGAAATGGTCGCGGTTGACGGTGATGTTCGCGATACCGCCACAGATGTCGCAGTGACGGACCGGGGTGGACGTTACGAGAGTGTGGATAGGACATGTTGCAGTAGTCATTGTGGATCTCCTTGTGAGTGGAAGTTTAAGGGCGTGCGCGGTCGGCTATTTCAGCTGGTCGAGTGCGCGGGTGATGAGGAACTTCACGAACTCCTTGTTGTTGGGGAACGTGTGTCCCTCGTTGTAAAGCTTGAGCTTCGCGGCGTTGATTTTCTCGGTCAACGGTTTCGGGAAGGTCATCGACGGCATCATGTTGGGGAACAGTTCGCACTGGACGGACTCTTCGGCAGGGGCGACCGTCGTGGCGTCGGTGGCGGGCGTGTAGTCGATTTTGCGGCGCACGGCGTACTTGCCCGTCTTGCGGATGGTCGGGAGCACGTCTTCGACGACCCACTTCTCGAACTTGCGGGCTTCCGGCATTCGGGAGCGCATGATCAGGCGGTAGAGGTCGGGTTCGTTGATGGCGATCATAGCCTGGCCGTGACCGTTGGCGTCCTTGACTGTAATCTTCTTGCAGAGTTCCGTTTCGCCTTCTACGAGGTCCTTGGAGTCGGTTACCTTGTCGCAGTGGGTCGCGATAGCCGCCTTGGTGTTTTTGTAGCCGAGAACCTTGCAGACATCATCGGCGACGAACCACACTTCCTTGTTCTCGTCCTGCACCATACGGATATCGGCTCCGTTGAAGATACGGTAGCGCAGTTTGAGCGCGGTCGCGGTGGTCGGGTCGAGTTCTTCGGCCTTGGGCGGTTCTTCCTTGACGGCGGGCAGGGTCTCGCCCCTGACATCGCGGTCGAAGTCGGTATCACCTTCGCCCTGGATTTCGGGGTCTTTTTCCGGGAGGAGGTCTAACGATTCGTTAGAGCTGGTCTCTGTATTTTCGGTTTCTACATCGAGGATTTTCTTGAGCATTATGCTACTTCCTTTTTGGCAAGACCGAGGTCTTGGAGAATGGGGGTGAGTTGTTTGTTGGTACGGTAGCCAGTGGCTACTTCCCTTATATACTGGGCGCTGTAGGCCTTCCCGGTGATCTGGGAGACCCTTTCGGCGGCCCTGCGCCATGAGATTTTAGTCACTGTAAGATTTTTATCCATTTGGAAAAGTTCCTTGTCTTTTTTAACTTTTTGTAGTGGTGTTTAACACTACTACATAACATAATATAACATTCGGATAACATCATGTCAATAGGTAATAATGAAAAAATGTTAGAAAATGTTAGAAAGTTTGCATTTTCTCGTTTTGGTTCGTTAAAAGAGCTTGCTGATGCCATGGGAATAAAGCCTCAGAACCTTAATACCTATTTACAGGGAAAGGTCAAAATAGGTCCAAAATTCCTGAAAAGACTGAAAAACGTCGGCTTTGACGAAGATATCGATAATGTTATATTACAAAATGTTATTAAAAGCTCGTCAAAAGCAAAGAATGTGTCTAAAAACGGCTGTTTTTTAGACATAGACGGGGCCCTCGAACTATCCAACACGCCTGTCGCCCGCATGGCGCAGCTCCTGGGGGTCACGCCCGCCACCTTCGCCGAATGGCAGAACGGCACCGCCACGCCCACCGTCGAGGAACTCTCCCGCCTCTTCAACCAGGTCGTCGCCCTCGCCCTGAGCTCCCGCCACGCCGCCACAAGCCAAGCCACCGCCGAACCCGAAACACCCCCCGCCCAAGCTACCGCGTAAGAGGGAACATTATCGAAATTCACTGGTAAGCCATGCCCACCGACACTATACACACAATCGTCTACGACACGATCCATACAGTCTCCTTCGATACGGTCAAGGTCATTCTCGATTCGTCTTTCACTCCGCAACTCCTCCGGGATTCTCAAGCGTTCTACACAAACTCGTTCAACAACTTGCTCGTGGTGTTCAGCGTGTTTGCCGCGATATACATATTGGTGGCAACGATTATCTGGGGAAAGAAAGTCAAGCTCGAACTAGACAAACTCAAGAAAGAGTTCAATTCCATAGCCGACAGCGCCGCGCAGAAGGCCGCGAACAAGGCGACGGAACAGGCTGCCTTAAAATTCGAGCAGTCCATAGAAAAGCAACGCCACGAACTCGATGAACTGAAAATGGGTTCAAGAGCCTTGTGGCATGAAAATCTGATGGATGTCTTTGTTTCTGCGTACAAAGAAAAAAATCCCGTAAGCGTTCTGGATAAGTTGAACTCCTTTGTCTTGAAGGTTTCTTCAAGATTCGATGACTCCGTTTTGAAAATGCTGTGCGATGATGTCCTTCCACTATACGAACGGAGCATCAATAGCCTTGGAATGGCAAAGGGTTTTGACAGTCTGCTTCTATCGTTATCGGACGGTCTGAACCATTTGAAAAAGTCCATACTTTCCCAGGCTGACAATACGGATCTAAAAAAGAGAACTTTAGAGAGCATTGACAATGTCCTTGTGTTGATGAAACAGATGATTGACAAATTCAAAGATGTTCAGGCTGAATGCGATAATATCAACCGAGAAATAGCCGACTTGTAACGATTGGAAATACGGCAATAAAGAGACTGCATACGATTGTTGGAATCCATACAGGTCTGTTGTCTTTACGGAAAAAATTTTTGATATCTTTCCACGTGATGTCGAATAGATTCATATCAGTTCTCCCAAGCGCGTGATGGCGTATTCAACGATGTCGTAGGCCTGCACAATCGCCAGTCCCAAGACCGCGATATTGAGCAGCAACGATGCCAGGATGATTTTGTTCAGGTCGTTCTTGTCCTTGTCGGTAAAGTTGCCGTCCTTTTGAAATTCGGCACGGAAGTATTCGTTGACGAACGCGGGCCATGCGAATTGCAGCGTGGCGAGCGTTGACATCTTGCCGATGAGAGAGACTTTGTTCTTGAGTTTCATCTTGGTTCCTTTGTTTGTGGTGGTTGGTTCGGTAGTTTCCTTTGGCGGGTAGTTGTCGTAGCCTTTGATTCTGTCTGCGACGGCTTCCAGGGCGTCCACGGTTCGCTTGTCCAGAACGATGTCCTGGCCCTTGCCGGTCATGCAACAATGGATGCAGACGGTGCGCCCGTCAACGGTTTTAAGCGGGATGTGGAACTTGTCCTTATTGCAGGCTTGGCACCTGAACTTTTTCATGTACTTTCTTATGGGGTCGTTGTCGTCACCGACGGGTGCGGTGCGTTCGAATGTCGTGAAGTCGTGCATGGTTTTCCTTGGAAGAATTTTTTATGTTGTTGTTTTTTTCGCGCAATTTGATTATATTTGCAATACAGAATGAGTTTCTGGGATTCCCTGACAATCGACGACCTTCCCAACGAGGACTTGAAGTGGGTTGCGAATACCCTCGGGCTCGATGTCGCCAAGAGAATCTGGAAGAAGTTCGCGGGCAACCATGTAGCCTGCCCAGCCCGGATGAATCCGAACGCAGTGCGCCGCTACATGCGCGACAATTTCGACAAGCCAGTTCACCAGCTTGCGTTTGAAACGGGTGTCAGCGAGCGAACGATCTACAGGTACATGAACTTTGTCGAGAAGAAACCCGAGCACTCCGGGCAGCTTAGCCTTTTTTAGCATAGTCATTCCTTTTACAAGTCTGCCACCAGGTGGCGTTTCAAGAGTTCTTCGATATTCGTTTCGTCTTCTTCCTGGAGCATCATGTAGGGGCGTGCGGGGATGCGCGAACCCGGATGGTGGACGCTCTTGCGGTAGAGTATCATGCCGCCGACGGTGAACCTCAGCGCCTTACGGTTCCTTGCCACGATGTCGTGTGCGCCGGTGTTGCCGCCGAACTGGTGGATGGCCGCGTACTTCTGGGGGCCGGTCTTTACGGTGACAGCTGTGCCGTCGTTGTCGAGCTCGTAGTGGATGCCCTTCATAAGCGCCCCGGTGCCCAGAAGGGTCCTTCCCTTGGGTTTCCTGGACTGTTGCCACTTGTCGGGGCGGCCTTCTTCGCGGAAGTTCTGGCGGACGCTCTTGACTACCAGGTTGCCTATGACGGACATCACGGGTTTCAGGTTCTTCGAGCGCTTTTTAAGGGCCCTTATAAGGGAATTGAAGCGGTCTATCCTTATTTCTGCGTTGATAAAATCTGACATAGGGTTGACTTTGAACAAAAAAAGTGGTATATTAGTGGGAAGAGGGACTATTTATGAAGCTCATCAGTACAGATTTCTCAAATCTGGGGAAAAAGACTATATACGACTTCGGCGATGCCGAGGCCGTTGACGAGCTTTTGAAAGACCGCAAATCGACTAGGGACGAAATCACCAGGGACTTTTTCGACAAGGCCGACACTATTGTCCGTTTCAACTGGATGAAGGACTTGGCGGGGATGCTGCTGCATGTGGACCCGGATGCCAAAAAATTCTTCAAGGCTGTCGATAAGGAATTTGACAAATTCCTGAATGATCGCGATAATAAAGCCAGGGACGGCTTTATCGTAGACTGATTCATTTCTTTCCTCCAAGTTTATCCTTTACAGGTTGCAGAACGCCTTCTTCAAAAGACAGGCTTCTTGAATTTTTGAAGTCGTAGAATTTACCTCTGTAAAATTCGACGCTTTCCTGCACTATCTTCTTGGCGTCCGATACTTTCATGCCGGGGACATGGTTCACCATGTTGTTTGCAAGGAAATCCTTCTGTGTGTTCAGGCTTCCTTCGAACAGGTCTGTCTTTGCCTGATCCAAGAAGGATTCCTTGTTTATCCCGAAGAAGTCAAGCGCTGTTTCCAGACGGACTACCCAGTCGTTATAACCGCAATTTTTACGCGAGGTCATGAACTGCTTATACGGGGCGTTTTTCGCGCCCAGCTGTTCGAAGAGTTCCGGCAGGGTCTTCCTGGCAACAAATTCGTTCGCCATTTCCATGTAGTCGGTCGCCTTGCCGCGTGGGCCTACGAATATGCCTCCGTTCAGCTTGTGCCGGTTGTGGGTCATTTCGTGCCATAGAGTGCCTATGGCCCTGCATTCGTCTTCGGTAAGGTCTGTTTGCAGGCGGAGCTTTTCAAATGCGGATAGGCACAAGTCGTGGACGCTTCGGCTCAGGTTGATAAGGCCCCTTACGTTCGTTTCGCCGTTATACCTGTTGTTGATTTTACCGTACTTGAAATCGCCGTTCTGGAATATCCTTTCTTGGCCGAGGGTTTCCCTTGCCTTGTCGATTTTGTTCCAGAATGTCGCGATGTCGCCCACGCCGTTGAATTTTTTCGGCATCTGGGAATGCGGGTGCGACAGTGTCCACTTTGCCTGGATCTTGTCTGCTTCTGTCGCTGTCCTGTTCGCGTGGCGGGCGTCCGCCATCTTCTGGATTTCGGCCCTGCGCTGTTCCTGCTTTTTCGACTTGGCCTTGGTTTCTTTTTCCAATGGCTTGATGTCTTCGTTCTTGTAGAGCTTCGCGACCTTCTGGACTTTTTCTTCTTCGTAGTCTTTCAGGCGCTGGTTTTCGGCATCTGCGTCGCCTATGCTGTAGTCCCACTTTTCGCCGATGTTCGTGGTGTCGTTCGGGGCTGTCGGTGCCTTGGTCTGCTTCTCCATCCCTGCGTCCATTTCGTACTTGCTGATGAACTCCTTTTCGCAGAGACAGCCGAAGCCGTTTGGCGGGCTGTGCTTTTCCCACCAGGGGTCGTTCACGGGGAGAACGGTGCCGTTCCATGCCTTGTGTTCGTCGCGGCTTCCGGGGAGCATCTGGCAGATGTACTTTGCATGGGTGAACACGTCGGGCATGGCCCTTGCCTGCCGTTCCTGCGCGGCTGCCGCCGCCGTGACCATGTTCGTCTGGTAGATGACTTTCGAGCGCCATGCGCCGTATTTGGGTTTTTCCATCTTGGCATCGAAGCTAGGGTCTGCGGCACGCCACTTCTTTGCTATGTCGTAGAAGTTGTTGCGGAAGTCTTGCAGGGAATCACCCTTCTCGATTGCCCTGTCAACGGCCTTTCTGAAATCGAGAAGGATGTCGGCACGCATCGCACCGGCAACGGTGAACGCTCTTGTGTGCATGGCACCTTCAAGGTCGTTCCAGCGTCTTGTAGGAAGGTTGATTTTCTGCTTGAAGTAATCGACGGCTTCCTTGTACGCACCCTGCTTGAACGCGAGCTTCTTAGCCATCTACGATGCCCGCTTTCTTGAGGATGGAGAAACGGCCTGCAAGGTCTGCGGCGATGAACGCCTGCTCCATTTCTTCGGCGATCTTGTCCATGGGCATTTCGCCGTAGCAGCCGCCGAGCTTGTCGCGGACTTCTTCGAGGCTTTTTGCGTTCTCTACGAGTTCGCGGATGGGTGCCAGGATGTCAATCTTTTCGCACTGCTCTTCGAGGTGTTCGGTGAATGCGTTCACCTGGTTTCTAAGTTCGTGGCTGGTGCTTCGCACCTTGCCTTTCTTTTCGGGACCTTCGGCGAACAGTCCGCCCTGCGGCTGGACTTCCTGCATTTCAAAGTAGTCTTCGTTGATGCCGTAAACGTCGGTGATGTACTTGGCGTTGAACTTGACGCCGAGCTGCGTGAGTTTCGCGTCGCGTTCGAGCCTTGCCTGCTGCATGTCTTCCGGGAGGATGATGTTCATCCAGGGAACGACCTTTTCGTTCGGCCAGTTGATTTCGTAGATCCATCGGATGAGCTGGTTGAAGCTCGACTCGATCATCGCGGCATCGTCCTTGGTGAGGTCCATGCGCACGTCGTTGTGGACGGTGGCCATCGCCTGGGTGCCGCCGGAACTTGTCTGTTCGGTGGTGAGCGTTTCGCCGAGCCACGCCTTGGACATTTCGGAGTCGGCCCACTTGACGATTTCGCTGTGCGGGTTGGTGCCGCTCAGCTTTGTTTCCAGGAGTTCCACGGAACCGGTGTTCGTGATGACGGCGACGCCGTCGCGGACAAGGTTCGAGAGCATCTTCAGGAACTTCTGCTGCTCTTCGGTGGTGGCCGTGGGCGGGCACTTGCCGATGGCCTTGGGGATGCCGTATTTCTCGACGAAAATCATCCAGAACTTGAGACCGCCCTTCTTGAAGGCGAGAGGCCAGAAGCAGCGGGAATATACCGGCTCCCCGTAGGGGTTGCTTGCGGTGGGGCGGTTGCGGGTGACGATGAACTTCTTGTCTGGAACAAGGGTGCGCGTGTTGTTCTTGTCCTGGAAGAGCAGCTGGCCCTTGTCGTCGAACTTGAACCATTCCTGCGGGCGGTCCTTGAGCGCGGTGGGGAGAATGAGGGTCCCCATTTCGGTTTCGACGGCGTCCCACACGATTTCGTGGACCGTGTAGCCGAAGCCGAGCGCTTCGAGCATCTGCGACATGATGTCCCTCAGCTGCTCAAGGTTCCAGATGTACTCTTCGAGCATCTTGGCTTTCTTGGCGTCGCCCTTGCTCCCGTCGATAGTCCAGGGGCGGCTAGTGATGGCGGCGAAGCGCTTGCCCTTCACCGAGTCAAGGTGGCCGTCCACAAATTCGCGGTAAACCTTGATGTTCCCGCCCTGCGCCTTTAGGATTTTGTCCGGGTTCGGCAGGTAGTCTTCGCCCGATACGAAGGTGGCGGCTTCGCGGGTGGCGATTTCGGTCGCCAGCTGGAGCTTCTGCTCCCCTTTTTGGGTGTCTTCGGGTCGTTTTTTACTCTTTTTGCTCATGCAATCCTCGGTAGTTTTCTAATCCTTTTGAATGGCCGTTCAAATTCGTTGAATTTTGATTTTCTGAAGCCGGGCGAGTAAACGCTAGGGTAAACGAAAAAACGGCTTAGAAGTGCGTTTCTGCGCAATTCTCAAAATCCTCCAAAATCGGTGCTTTCGTTTGCATACGGTTCTGCGCTCTGGATAATCAGCGGGCCCGCTTCGCCAGCGTTTTTCGCGTGGTATGCGAGGGCCGCTCCCCAGAAGAAGTCGCCGTGGCCCTGCTCGGTGCTCGCGGCGTCGTAGCGCACGTTCCCGGCACTTGTGACAATCTTCTTGACGGCGTGGATGCTTTCGGCCTGCTTGTCCTCTTCGTTACCGTCAACGCCCGGGAACTTCGGGCACTTCTCGATGATGATTTTCTGGTCTTCGAAAGCCTGCAATAGGCTGATGGCCAGGTCTGCCTTGACGGTGTTCGTGAACAGCACGCCTTCGACCTTGACCGTGCCGAACTTTTCCTGGGCTCGTTCGGTGAACTGGTCGCCGAGCCCCGTGCGGTCTATACAGGCGCGTATAAGGTTCGGCAATTTAAGGAACTTGTAGAGCTTTTCTTCAAGGTAGCTCCACTTCTTTTTCTGGTAGGCTTCGACGGCTCGGCAAACGAGCTGGTTTCCGATGTCTTCAAAAACGTAGATGACGTAGAGGTGGCGGTGGCGTGCCACGTCGCAGCCGAGGTAAAGAGGGCCTTTTGCCTTTTCCATACCGAGCACGCCCTGGCGCTCGCAGCTGTGGATGAGGTCGTAGCCTATCATGGCCTTGGATTCGTCCTGCGGGTTGCAGCAGTATTCCTCTTGCCAGATTGCTTCGGTGAGGCACCCCTTGTGTTCCTGTTCCAGCCATTCCTCGCGTTCCTTCTTGGTGAGCTTTCGCCCGCAGATACGGTCGGCGACGCCTTCTTCGACGGCGAGCTGGATGGGCACGGTGTGGACGCTGTAGTCGAGTTCTCCCTTGCGGCACTTGTCGATGAGGATGTAGAACAGCGAGTTCACGCCGTTGTGTGTCGAGAGTATGCGGATGGAGAAACCCCACATGGCGGCGGGCTTAGCGGCAGCCCACATCTTGCGGTCGTCCTTGTGGTGTGCGGCTTCGTCCCAGACGATCTTGCCGCCCTTGCTTCGGAATGCCTTGGGATTGCTTGACAGCGCATAAATCTTTGAACCGTTGTTGAACTCGATTACTTTGGACTTTACGCCCTTGTCTTCGTCGGCAAACTCGCATTCGGAAATGTCCTCGCAGTTGATTTCGGCAAGAGCCTTTGCAATCGTGTTCAGCTTCGCCACCCAGCCGGATATGTAGTCCATGTATTCTGCGGCGGCGGTCATGTCTGCCGAGCTGAAGAAAATCTTGAGCCCAGGCTGTTCGATGCAGTCCTGGACATCCTCGAAGCTTTGCACGTATGTTCCACCGATACGGCGGGACTTTTCGAGGATCTTGACCTTGCTCTTGTCGAGAAGGTAGCGTTTTTGGTACGGAAAAAAGTAGTCGATTAGGCTTTGTTCGGGCATAGTCCAAGTGCTTCCTTCATTTTGGCGAGCGCGGCTTTCTGTTTTTCTTCCGGGGAAAGCTCGGACTTGTTTGCCTTGGGCGCTACGGCTTCGTACTTGCGGGCGTGTTCAGCTGTGTCGATGATGCGCTGGAGCGCGGTGTAGCGTTCGGGTGCAATCTTTACGCCGTCGAGTTCGTCCTGCTTGATTTTTCGGGCCATCACTTCGCCCAGGCTGAAGAGTTCGGCGTGGAAGTTCTTTTCGCCGCCGCTGATTTCGGCGCGGGTTTCTTCCCAGCGGTCTTCCGCCTTCCAGTTCTGTAGTGTGCGGGTGGAGATGTTGAGCCTGCGGCTGATGTCTGCGAGACTCAGCTGGTGGATGGTGTAGAGTTCCTTTGCCTTGGGCTTGAGTTCTGCCTTACTCATGGCATTCTCCCGGGTGTTGCGTGGTTCTCGGCGCAGCATGCGCGTATCGTTTCGAGTGCGCGTTTCTGGTCGTCGCTGTATTGCTTCAAGACGGCTTCCCATCGCACCTGGTCATTTGCGGCGTTCTTTTCCCACTTGGCGTTTTCGTTCGTGTAGAAGATGGCGAGCATGGCGGCGAAGACGATACCTACGCCGAACTGTTTCAGTGCTTCTTGCCAAAAAGATTTATCCATGATATACCTCCTCGCAAATGTAGCCGTAAAACGCTGACAAAGGGCATGACTGTGTCATGTCCTCTTTCGCTGCCAATCGGGTAAATTTGGGGTCATGAAAGAACAGTTTCCCAAGATGCTCAAATCGGAAGACCTGAAGGAACCGTGGGTCGAAGCGTTCAAGACCGGCGAGGTCGTTGACATGGCTGGCAACACCCACAACTTCAGCGAATCAGATCTCAATGACCTGAACGAAGGTATTCAAGGCCAGCTTGCCGCTGGCTACCAGCCGCCCATGGTGAAGGGCCACCCGAAAGTCGATGATCCGCGTGTCGGTTCCATTGTCGATTCGAAGGTGGAGAACGGCGTGCTGAAAGTGAAGCTCGACGACGTGAATCCGGATTTCGCCGAAGAGGTGAAGAAGGGCGGCTTCAAGTATCTTTCGTCTGCAATTTACAGCAACTTGAAAAAGGGTCTGCGTCACCTGGGCGCTCTCGGTGCACACGCTCCGGCTATGAAGGGGATGGCTCCGCTCTGTTTCGGTGAAGGTATGTTTGCCGACCAGGACAAGGATGCCACCGAGCAAGACGTGAGCGTCTTTGCCGAGCCGTTTGCATGGGACCGCCTGGTGCCGCGCAGTGTTTTCGAAACGCTTGTCTACAAGATTAGCGGAATCGGTCGCCTGTTCCGCAGCCAGCGCGAACAGCTTATCGAAAAGGACGGAATCGAAGCCGCCGACAAGTTCTACCCGGAATACATCATCAAGGATGTCGAGGATGTCGAAGATGTCCTGAAGGACGCGAAGGATTTCCCGGAACAGAAGACTGTTGTCGTCGAGCCCAAGAAGGATGACGCCGCAGCTTCTTTCGGCGAACCGAAGGACGGCGGCAAAAAGAATTCCGACAAGGAAAAAGAACAGGGCTCGCCGGTCGCCGGGAACCCTGATCCTCAGCCTACAACGCCCCCTCGCGACGAACCGACCGAATCTATCCCGGAAGGTAATTCTAGCGAAGCGGCGCGGCTGAGCGAAGAGAATGCCGCGCTCAAGGCTGAAAATGAGGCTCTCAAGGCTGACAAGCTTGCGGCGCAGCGCCTTCGTGCCGGTGCGGCATTCTCGGAGACTTTGGATAGTGCCATCGCGGATGGCCGCTGCAACCAGGCGATGAAGGACTGCTTCGTGAAGATTTTCTCGCTGGTGCAGAACCTGCCGCTCGATGGCGAAGGATGCTTCGGAGAAGGCGATGACCGCATCGACCCCGCGAAGCTGATGGAAGATGCAGTGAAGTCGTTCCCGAAGATCGTGGAGTTCGGCGAGCTTGACCTTGGAAACACCAAGGCCGAATCGGCTGCAACCAGAATCGAAAAGTATAAGGCGGAACAGGAAGCGAAGGGCCGCGAACTCACCTTTGCCGAAGCCGCAGAAGAATGTTTCAAACAGTAAGGAGTCCCAAATGAAGGGTAATATCCTCGGATTTACGGCTGAAGATGCCGTCCCCGCCTTCCGTTTTGCCAAGGCTGGCACTGCGGATGGTAAAGTCAAACTTGCCGGTGCTGGCGATGCCTGCCTTGGCGTAACCACCGATGTCGATTCCGCTGACGGTCGCCCCTGTGACGTGCAGCTCGACGGCATTGCCTTGGTCGAATGCGGCGGCTCCGTAAGTTTCGGAGCGGCTGTCGAATCCGACGCCAACGGCAAGGCTGTCACCGCTTCCGCCACTCCGGGTTTCGCCACCGCCCTCGAAAGCGGCGCATCTGGCGACATTATCCGCGTGAAGCTCGACGGCGTAGGTGTCCCGACGACTCCGGTGAACGCCATGAAGTACAAGGCGGCAACCGGCGGCGTGTCCAAGAACACCTTCGTGAAGCTCGGCTCTACCGCTGGCGAAGTCACCACCGCAGGTGCTGGCGATGCAGTGCTCGGCGTGGCCCTCAACGATGCCGCAGCCGGTGCCGACGTGGAAGTGCAGCCCTACGGTATCGCTTCCGTGGTCGCTAGTGCCGCCATTGCCGCTGGTGCAAAGATCAAGAGCGCGGCAAGCGGCAAGGCCGTGACCGCCTCCACCGCAAACGATGTCGTGTATGCCATCGCCCTCGAAGCTGCCGCAGCCGCAAGCGATGTCATCAAGGTCCAGGTCGGCTATGCCGGCGTCATCTCGGAATAATTTAACAAAGGAAGTACAACATGAAAAAGATGACCAAAATCGCTTTCGTGCTTATCTGTCTTGCGTGTACCGTGTGCGCTTTTGCTAGCGCCGACACGCTTACCGCCTGCGGCGTCCCGCAGATTGTCTGCGACCTCTTCTGTGCCGGTGGTGCAGGGGCTTCGTTCGCGACCATCCTCCCGTGTGGCGAACAGCAGACCGGGCTTGTGGTTGCCTACAAGAACGAAGAGCTTATTGCCGACCAGGTGATGCCTGTGCAGGAACTTGAAGGCAAGGAACTCACGTTCAAGTATTTCGAGCGCACCAAGGGTGATGCTTTCACTGTGCCTGATACCCGCGTTGGCCGTATGTCCGAACCGAACATGATCCACCTCTCCGGCGTCGATAAGTCCGACATTGTCGAACCCCACGGCCTCGAAGACCCGATTCCGTTTGAAGACATCAACCAGATCCAGAACAAGGAACGTTTCGTCAATACCCATTTCCAGTATCTGATCAACCTTGTCCTCCTGGGCCGCGAAAAGCGTGTTGCCGACATTGTGCAGAATACTTCGAACTATGGCGATGGCCTTTCTCACACCTACGAATCCAACCAGGGCATGGGCGCTTCGGGCTTCAACATTGTCGAAACCATCCTTGAATGGCTCGACAAGCCGCTTGCACGACCGAACAAGATTGGTATGAACTACACCGTTTACACCAAACTCCGTACCGACCCCAACGTGATCAAGGCTATCTTCCACAACGACAGCGGCAGCGGCATTGCTACCAAGCAGCAGCTCTGCGACCTGTTCGAAGTGAAGAACATCATCGTGGGTGCCGCCCGCGTCAATACCACCAAGAACGCGAAGAACCTGAACCTGGAACGCTGCTGGGGCAACCATATCTGGGCCCACTACGAAGAAAAGCTTTCCACCTTGACGGAAGGCCTCGCGTGGGGTATGACTGCCCAGGTCGGCCCGCGTTATGCCGACATCATCGAAGACAAGAAGATGGGCCTCCAGGGCGGCGAAATCCTCAAGGCTGGCTTCTACCAGAAGGAAGTCGTTCTTGGCAAGGATGCAGGCTTCCTCCTGAAGAACGTTATCAAGACTGCCTAAGGTTGCAAGATGAACTACTGCACGGTCGAAGATGTCAAGGGCCATGTGCCCGACGCCAGGCTCGTCGAAGTCACCGACGATACTCACCCGAACTCTTCGGGTAGTATCCAAACGGCTATCGTCGAGAAGATGATCGGCGAAAGCTCCGACCTGATCGATGCCTACATCGGCAGACGTTTCAGGTTGCCGCTTCCTGGCATCCCGAGCGTGCTCAAGTCCATCTGCGTTGACCTGACAATCTATAACCTGTACGAACGCGTGACGGAGATGAACGTGCCCGAAGGCATGCAGCTCCGTTACAAGAACGCTGTGTCGCTTCTGAAGGACATTGCCGAAGGAAAGGCTTCCATCGGCGATGTCCCGGAAGAAGGGACCGTCGAAAACGGCTTCTGCGCTGTTTCAAGCAGCGGAAAAGCCTTGTTCACAATGGATTCAATGGGGTCTTTGTGAGTTCTGCGGTCACCAGCTGCTATTCGATTGAGAAGGCCATCAAGGAGCTTTTGGAATCCAAGAACTCCCCGATGGTGTTCAAGTCCATCGACGTTCATAGCGTCGTGGCAAGCCTTACGCAGCCAGGATTTACGGTTGCGGTCACTTCCGGGAAATACGAGGAAGTGAACAACACAAACAAGCTCGACGAAGTGGTCGATGTGACCATCGAACTGATTTTCAAGAACGTCGCGAGCGAAGAACAAAGGCGCATGGTTGCGCACCCTGCTGTTCGATATGTCGTCCAGAAGCTCCACAAGAACGACCTGGGGCTTGATATCGAACCGCTTACCGCTAAAGGGTGGGACGAGGTGGAACGCGATTCGTTCCGCCAGGTCGCTCTCACCGTATTCGAATTGAAGTTTACAACGCAGTTCACCATCACGCCTGAATCGGCTGAAGAGAACTACAGGGAACTGCTGTCGATTGGAACCACGTTCCAAAGCGAAATCCCCGAACATGAGACGCTCATGCAGGGAAATGTCATTTTCAAAGAGGTAAACAATGAACCTGTCCCCTAATATCCCCGAAACCATGATTCCGGGTTCCTACACGGGCTACAACTACTACGCTGGCCCGAACGGGTTGCCCGCAAACATCCAGAAGGTGCTGCTTATCGGCGATGTTTCCACCGCCAAGGCGTCCACGACCCCGGTGAACAAGCCCACCGAAATCGGCACCGAAACCGAGGCCTACGACTTTGCGGGTGCGGGTTCCGTGCTCATGCAGATGTACAAGGCCGCCAAGAAGGCCTGGAAGTATGCCCAGATCACGATGCTCCGCCATGGTGCCGTGACGGGTTCTGCGGCTTCCTGGGAAAGTACCCTTTCCGGGACGGCTACTGCGGCAGGCATTGTCTCTGTCGTCATTAACGGCCAGAAGATCAGCGTGGGAGTTGCCAAGACCGACACCGCAGCCGCTGTCGCGACGGCCCTTGCCGCCGAAGTGAACAACACCCCGGACGCCCCTGTCACCGCCGAAGCCGCTACCGCCAAGGTCACGCTTACCGCTAAGTGCAAGGGGGCGTATGTGTCCGCCGCTGCGGGTGGCCTGAACGTGTCCGTGACATCCGAAGCAGCCGGCATCACCGCAGGCGCTGTGAGCGCAACGGCTGGCGTCGGTACGGTTGACCTTACGACGGCCCTTGCTGCCGCTTTCCCGGAACGTTTCCACATCATCGTTTCCCCGGTGAACGATTCCACGAACCTCGGCTACCTCAAGACGCATCTTGAAGCTGCCGCCGCGCCGCTCGAACAGCGTGGCCAGCGTGCCATCTGCGCGATGGTCTCGGCTTCGGCTTCCGACGCGAAGAGCGCGGCAACCGCCCAGAACTACGAACGCCTGCATATCGCGGCGGTCAAGACCAAGATCGACGCTACCGTGTGGGAAATCGCGGCTGGTCTCGGTGCGATTTTTGCAAGCAACTCCAAGCCGAACGTGCCGATGAACGGCGTGGCCATTCCTGGCCTTGCCACCCCTGCCGTCGAGGACAAGTGGAGTGGCGAAGAACAGGACCTGCTTCTCTACGGCGGCGTGATTCCTCTCGTCGAAGAAGACAGCCAGCTCTGCATCGTGCGTGCCGTGACCACCAAGAGCAACAACAGCGGTTCCCGCTTCACCAAGCTCATCGACACGGGCGTCATCGC